AAGGCTCATAACCTTGAGGTCGGAGGTTCGAACCCTTCTACTGCAACAACTAAATAGCCAACCAAGCTTTACTACGATACGGGTAATACCTGTGGGTTAGGGGTGACGGTCAGGAGAGACTGACGATTACGCTGACGTACCGGTGGATGCTTATATCATCTATGCCCGTAGAGGAAGTTTTAAACGTTGGTTCGATCCCAACCGTCAGTACAATAAGCGGGTATCGTATAATGGTTATTACTCCACACTTCCAATGTGGAGATGAGTGTTCGATTCATTCTACCCGCACAAATGGGCCTGATGCCGACGGCAGGTCAACTGATTTGCAATCAGATTGTTTGGGTTCGATTCCCACAGTGTCCACAAAAAAAGTTTAAAAAAGATTTGGCAGATCAAAATAGATTACATATCTTTGTAGAACAAAAATAAAGAACTATGACAAACACAGAGACAATTAAAACCGTAGGTTTAAAAATTACAAAAATTGAAGGATCCGATTATTGTTTGACAGGATTCCCAAACAAAAACACAATCCGTAATTGGGAAGATGCGTATGAGTTTGAAAGTTTTGTACAAGATGTATTAAAGATTGAAGGTGAGTTTGATTCTGAAAGTGGTCAGTTCTACGTGTACTTCAAAACAAAACAAAAGGCAACTGCGGCTTTGAATAAGATTGAAAAACATTTCAAAAAAGTTGGTGAAATGTTAGGTTTGTAAGAGTTAATCGCCCGTTGGACAAGTGATTGAAGTCGCTTCCCTTTCACGGAAGAGATCATGGGTTTGAATCCCATACGGGTGACAATGAGTGAGAGATACTCAAGATGTTTTTAAGTTCATACAAAACTTAACGGAGCTGGTACTATCCACGTTAAGGGGTACTCTTTGGGAATCAGGCTGGAAGATCCTCCTCGCCCCCAAGTAAGGGTTGACTTTTAAGTGGTAAGACACGTTGGGTTTTCAAATAGAAAAACTGTGAATATCTACTCACCATTAATCTCAGGTGGGGAAATTTGGTCTCGGCGCATAACGGTTGGTGCACTACCCTGTCACGGTAGCAAGTAGATAAACGAAAAAGAGGGTTCGACTCCCTTCGGGACCGCCAAAAAATAATAAAATGACGTGGGTTCAAAAAACATATTAGTCGTATATTTATATATAAAGACAATATGGAAAATAAGTGTTTACATTGTGGTGAAAAGGTTAAGAACAAGTATTGTAATGTGTCTTGCCAAAATAAACACCAAAAAAAAGGTGTTAAATTAAAAAAAGAATCTATTGAAAAAAGAACTCAGACAGAACTAAAAAAATGGAAGGAGTTTGAGGTTTCTTGTCATACCTGCAACACACCATTTATTGTTAAAGAATATAATGTAGAAAAACCAAAAAAAGAAAAATATTTTTGTTGTAGATCTTGTAGTAATGTTAGGGTTTGGACTGAAGAACAAAGAAAAAAAGTAAGTGAAACTGCTAAAAATTCTGAAAAGGTAAAAAGGGCAAATAAAATAATTGCAGAAAATAATAGAGGCGTTAGAAAGGTGAATGGTGTTAAAATACCAATAATATCTATGATTGAAACACCTTGTTTATATTGTGGTGAAACCATTTTACATAAAAAGAGTAAAAAAAGAAAATACCACCACGAATGTTGGTTAAAAATTTCTGGTGGCATTAGAGAAGGATCAAGTAGGGGTAAATACGGTGTATATAAAGGATATAAATGTGATAGTAGTTATGAATTGGCTTGGGTTATATATCAATTAGAACATAATTCACCATTCCAAAGAAACTACGAGGGGTTTAACTACATCTATTCTGGAAATAATCATACATATTATCCTGACTTTATATTACCGGATAATAGTTACGTTGAAATTAAAAATTTTAAATCGGAAATAACTGACACTAAAATAAAACATTTTCCACATAAAATAGTTGTTTTATATAAAGAAGAAATTAAAGAAAAAATATTACCATATGTGATTTCAAAATACGGTAAAAATTTTATTGATTTATATGAAAAACATTTGGCAGATTGAAATAGATTACATATCTTTGTAAAACAAATAAGGAAAACGTTCTTTGAAAGATTAAATTGGTAAGATAGCAGATAGACCTATATCAGCAGAACCCCACAGGGAATCAGAAATGATGAGCAAAATGGAGCCCCTATCAGATTACAAGTTGAGGAGGTACTCAAAGATATCCGAGAGGATAACAGGTATATAAACGATGGTTTGGGTAGAACGGATGTTAAAGGCGAGGTATAGGTAGTAGGGATGAGGTGACTCACGAATAAGTAAATCTAAAGGTCTTACCATTTTTTAAAATATTGATAGTGGACGCCTCTACTTATGTTGTCGACGAACTAGGTAGGCTAAGGATAGTCATCACCCTTCTGCCGGTGCACCCTAAAACTCGGGCAAGCAGTTAAGATTGGAGCGAGACCGGGTACTCCATCACTATCAATAATATTGTGTTGTTCCCTTGAGAAAGGAAATATAAAGATGAGTGACATTACTTGAATTATGGAAAACATAATCGTACACTACAACACAGAGGATCTCAACCTCAAAAAAGATATCAACGGAGTATATTCACACTTAGGAAACTATGTAATGGTCAAAATTCTAATGATGTCTTTTATAGTCAGGTGGCGAAATGGTAGACGCTATACTTAAGCAGTTGAAGCTGGGTAATTCAACAATACAGGTTCGAATCCTGTCCTGACTACTAACTAAAAACAAATAGATATGGAAGAAATGGGCTTTGATGAAGAAAAAGAATGGGATAGACTGTGGATAAAACATAGAAATGCAATGATTCAGATGTTAATATGTGGTGTGATACTCGGTTGGTGTATTGGAATTTATTGTTAACTAACAAATAGTCAGGTGGTGTATGGTGCACTGAGGAGGTCACACTTCGTAGAATAGGTTCAAATCCTGTCCTGACTACGTGGGAAAGATCTATCCCGAAATTAGAACATGGATCACAAACACGTAAACCTAAGTACCTGTACAGCGGTGAGTAACGGGCTAAGTTAGATACAATTCCTCGGAGCTGGGAGTAGAATGCTTAGGAGCGTGTTTTTAAAAAAAATTAAAACTATGACACCATTATTGTTAATGTTATTTATTTTATTTATCTTTGTAGTAAGAAAAAGAAGATAAAATTATTGGTTGGTCAGGAGTGTAATGAGGCACGGTGCCGAGTCCCCAAGACCAATAGTCCCAGACACTTGTGGGTTCTATGGAGTCGTAAGGTTGCTCATTGTGGGTTCGAATCCCACCCTGACATCACTTGACAATGTAAAACAATTGTTTTATAATTAGGTATGTCAGTTAGCTCAGTTGGTAGAGCAATCCCTAACCATAAGAAGGGGACGTGTCATTGGTTCGAATCCTTTACTGACAACAAATTTTAAATTTATATTATGAAAAAGTTTCTTTTATTGGTTTTGTCTTATGTTCTGTCATTCAGTATTGTTTGGATTGGTTTGGGGTTGTTCAAATACTATTTGGAATCAGAATCATCAATCGGAACTTTTTTAGTTGGATTAGTTGGTTTTTTCGTTGCCATTAATCCCGCGATGGATGTTTGGGAAAAATTATTCAAACGTTGGTTTAAAATCAAAGAATAATAATTTAATAGTATGATCCACTCAAGAGGAGTGTTGGAACGGAGTTTGTTAATCTATTTATAAAAAAAAACATTATGGAAGTAATTATCGCATGTTTAGTACCGATCGCGTTGATAGGTATTATGGTAGTATCTTATTTGACCTACAAGGGGAGATAAAAAAAGGGACCGAAGTCCCTTTATGTTATTTAATGTCTGTTGACTCTATTAGAGTATATGAAAACTTGTTTCCGTGAATTTTAGAAGCCTTCTTACATAAAGACATAAACACATCAAAGTCTTTTACTCTTTTAAATACTTGACAACCCTCACTCCAATTTTCTACCCACTGCGAGTCTTGACCTGCTTTGTGGATGTTAATACCAAAAATTCCAGTATCGGTTTTTGTTTCTTCAAAAATAAGATCTTTGTTTGCATCTCTCCATACAGTTACATTTCCTAATCTTTGACAAAGAGCTTCGTATTTTCCTTGATGTAAATCAATTTTCCATACACCTCTGTATTGTCCCGGTACTAATCTTGCAACACCATTTTTGTTATGGAATTGTTGAACACCCTTTTTACCCGGATCACATGTCGCCATCCAACAATAGTATTGCCAAGCACCTTTTTCATCTTTAAATGATAATGTAAGGTGATCATCAAACACGTTTGTTACTTTTTTTGCAACTGAAGGTGCGTTATTTCTTACTCCTACGATATTCACATCGTAACTTTTGTTGTTTGCGTCTTCAAACCAAACATACCCTTTGGCTTTTACGGCAGCCTCAACCTGTTCTCTTGTGTAACTCATAATAATTAATTTTGATTATAAATATTGTGATTTTTGAAAAGTAAATAGGTTTTTTAAGGTATTGTCATATTTATTAATATGAAATATCGTTTAAGAATAAAAATAACATTAGTTATCGCCGCTTTACTAATGATTGCATTTATGTGTGTTAAAATTGCGGTTCTTATTGGGTTACGAGAATCTACAGAAACAACTAGATGGCTAGAATTTTTTGGGGTTATTTCTCTCATCCCTATATCTGCGTTATTAATTAAAGACTTTATCAATTCCACTAAAGATACTGTATCTAAAGAATCGGTGGATAAATTGGTAGAATTAAAACATTTCTTAGATTCTTCTTCCATCATATCTAAAGCTGATGCAAAAGGAAAGATTACATACGTTAATCAAAAATTTACCGAAATCTCAGGTTATTCATTAGAAGATGTTCTTGGTAAAGACCACAATATTGTAAATTCTGGAACACACCCAAAAGAGTTTTGGTCTAATATGTATAAAACTGTTGTTGTGAATAAGGGTCTTTGGAATGAGGTTTGTGTCAATAGGGCAAAAGATGGAAGTCTTTATTATGTGGATACTTTTATTAAATGTAGTTTTGATGAAAACGGTAAATTGTTAGAGTTTATGTCAATTCGTCAAGACTTAACTTCTTTAAAAAAGACTGAACAAGAAATATCAAATAGAATGAATGCGATTAACAGATCAAATGCCGTTATTGAATTTGATTTAGATGGTAACATAAAATTTGCAAATGATTTATTTTTAAGTACTTTAGGTTATGATTCACACGATGAACTTGTTGGAAAACATCATAGTATATTTGTTGAAGATGTGGTAAAAGACTCTGAAGAATATTCAAACTTTTGGAAAACTTTAAAAGGTGGTCAATTCTTTATGGGTGAAATCATTAGAAAGAAAAAAAACGGATCTTTAATTTATCTCCAAGCGACATATAACCCCATCATAGGAACCGATGGGAAACCATATAGAGTAATGAAAATCGCCACTGACATCACCCAAAGTATTAATCAACAAATGGAGATTGAAAAGAAAAATACCTATTTAGAGCATGCCGCAAAGATATTAAGACACGATATGCACTCTGGTATTAATACATATATGCCAAGAGGATTAAGCTCTTTAGAACGAAGATTAACTCCTGAAGATATAAAAAATTTAAAAATAGAATCCCCACTTAGAATGATTAAAGAAGGTTTAAAACATTCTCAAAAAGTATATAAAGGGGTTTACGAATTTACCAATTTGGTTAAAAGAGATGTTGTTTTAAATAAAGCGGAATGCGATTTAAAATTAATCCTATCTGATTATCTATCATCTACTGCATATATTAGTCAAGTTATTATAGATGAGTTACCAACTATTGAGGTAAACGAAGCGCTATTTTGTACTGCGGTTGATAACTTGATTAGAAACGGTTTAAAGTATAATGATTCGGATTCTAAATTTGTTAAAATAACTTCAGACGAGAATTATGTTTACATTCAAGATAATGGTAGAGGAATCACACAAGAAGATTTTGACCACCTATGTAAACCATATACAAGAAAAGAAGGACAAAAAGAATCTGGTACTGGTTTGGGATTAAATATTTGCGTTGCTATTTTAGAAGAACACGGGTTTAATATTACCTGTGAGAAAAATGAAATAGGAACAAAAATGAAAATAAAAATAAAATAAAAAACAAAAAAGAAAAAAATGATTGATTCAATTTTATTAGTAGATGATGAGGATTTATTCCATTTGGTATTTGAAGACGCTTGTTCGTTACTTGACATAAGTTTGTCTTTAAATGCGTTAAATAGTTCTGACGAGGCAGCAAAACTATTTCAAAAATGGTTCCAGGATGGTGACAATAATGATAAACCTGAATGTGTGTTTGTTGACTTAAACATAATTGGTAGTTCTTTTGATGGTATAGAGTTAATTAGAAAAGTTAATTTTGAATATGGTAATCACGTAGTTATTGGTATCATATCATCATCAAACGAACCGGAAGAACAAGCAAAAGCGCTCCAGGCTGGTGCTCAATTCTGGATTATTAAATCAGATGATATTGAACCTCGTTTAGAAGAGTTTAGAAAAGATTATGACGGTTACAAAAATAGAACCTTACCTTTTAAAGTATATAAATGATAAAGTTAGATAAAAATAGTGAAGAAAAGTTAATAAACCTACTTGAGTCCAAGAACATTGGACTTGAGGGGAATGTTATAAAGTTGATTGAATCGGACAACGATTCGTTTAAAGACTATTTAAAAAAATGTACGGATAAAGATAAAGATTCTAGACGAAAACGATTAGAGATTACTAAAAAAATACAATTACAAAACAATGAATTATCTGATCTAAACGAACAGAATCAAAAAATGATGGAAGATCTTCAGTCCACACTAAAAGAGGCTGAAGAACAAAAAGTAAAGATTGAAGGGCAAAACGGAGAGTTGATTAATTGGAGAGAAGAGAACGAAAAGATTCAACAGGAACTACAAAAGGAGATGATTAAATCCGAAAGTGCAAGAATACGTGCCGAAGAAGCAAAGACAAATGCAATCAATGATCTTGACATACTCCAAAAGAAAAACCAAACGGAATTAATATCAACGATAGTAAGGGTTGCTCTTTATATTATTGTTGGTGTTGGTATTGTTACTACCGGAGTATATGTATTTACACTTGTTATGGGTAAAGACACACAAGTTATAAGTGCTGCTTGGTCAAACATATTTGGTATTCTTTTAACAAACGCCTTCTCAATAGTAGGAACCATTATGGGTATTAAATACGCAACAGAAAATAAACAATAAAACAAAAACGTATGTTATTAAAAGTAGGATCTACAGGAGAAGATGTAAAAAAACTCCAAACAAAATTAGGATTAACCGCTGATGGTTCTTTTGGACCTAAAACTGAAACGGTGGTAAAAGAATGGCAAACTAAAAACGGATTAACCGCTGATGGTATTGTTGGTGACGGTACTTGGTCTAAAATGTTCGGGACAACTCAAGTAGTAAAAGAAGATGTTGTGATTACACCGGTAACAGGATTGAATATTGAAAAACTAAAAGGTCACATTCCTGATGTTGTTATCGCACAGATTCCTGAAACCGCAAAAAAATTTAATATCACAACTAACTTGAGACTTGCTCACTTCTTATCACAATGCGGTCACGAGTCAGGTGGTTTTAAGGCGGTATCAGAAAATTTAAATTATTCTGCTGACGGATTAAAAAGAACGTTTGGTAAATACTTTCCTGGTAACTTGGCTGAATCATATGCAAAACAACCTGAAAAGATCGCATCAAGAGTTTATGCTGACCGTATGAGTAACGGAAACGAAGCGTCAAAAGAAGGATATAAATTTAGAGGTAGAGGATACATCCAATTAACAGGTAAAGGAAACTACACCAGTTTTACAAAATTTATCGGTGAAGATTGTGTTGCGAACCCTGACTTAGTTGCAACTAAATACCCATTGGCATCTGCGGCATTTTTCTTTGACTCAAACAAACTTTGGTCAATATGTGATAAAGGAGCTGATGATGCTACGGTTACTGCGGTAACAAAAAGAGTAAATGGAGGAACAATAGGTCTTGCGGATAGAATTAAACACTTCAAAGAGTATTATAACTTATTAAAATAAAATAAAAAAATGGCAGAAAATAATACAATATTTTTTAAACTTGAGGAATATTACGACAACGATGGATCTGAGGAGTTACAAGCATCTACCGATGTAAATGGTAAGGTTAATATCTCAGTAATTAATTTACTAAATAAGGAAACCGCTGCGGATCAACATAGAGAAGTTGTTGGTTTAACTCCATTATCACGATACACCATAAATGATACGACAGAAAATTTATTTAGTGTTAGTTTTATAACTGACGATGATGGGTATACTAAAGTTGACCTATCCAAAATGTTATTAAACACTACATTTATAAAGTTTTATCAAAAGTACAAAGGTGAGGTAACTTTAAATGTAACAATTGAAATACCAAAAACAAATAAATATAACGTTTTTGTTGGTAACACTAAAATAACACCATCGTGGAAAAAAGAAGAATCAGGAATTATATTTGAAAGTTATGACTATTACAATAATGACGATACTATCATTTTATCACCAATTGAAGATAAAGTAACTGATTTGGCAACATTAAGACAAACATATAAAACAGTTGAAGAAAATTACCTTTTAGTTAAAAAAAGATATGAGAGTCAAATTGTTGGTGAGGTTGATTTAGAAATTGATACTACGGAAACTTATGAACCTAAAAGTCTTAAAACCGTTATAACAAGATTATTAGAATTTCAAGTGGGTACTTTACAACCGGCACTTGAATATACAAAAACCGCAAAACTAACAACAGAATACGACAGGTTAAACACAATGGATAAATTAGTTAATATTTTATCTAAAATGTATCCAAATATTACTATTGAAGATGGTGAAGGAATTCCTTATAATTCGGATATTGATCCAAAATTGGAAACATTGTAATATTTATATATAAATAAACTTTTAAATTTTCAATTATGAAACTTACAAAAGAACAAGTATTAGGGATCGTTAGACACACATTAACATTTGTTGGTGGTATTGTTGTAATGAAAGGTCTTGTTGATGAGACGGTCGTTACTGAGATCATCGGTGGTGTTATGACATTAGTCGGAACTATTTGGTCAGTTATTAACAAAAAATAATTTTGTTAAATTAATAATTAACCCCCATAAACGTGGGGGTTTTTTATTTAACGGTATATTTATAATTTAGTATGGAAAATTATGTAGGAATAATAATCGCATTTATAACAGGTGTGATCGGTCCAATTTTGGTTCTTTATATAAAGAGTAAGTTGGAGAAGAAAGAGAAACCCGATATGGTTAAGGAAACTTTAAGGGTTGCGGAGTTGGTTACAAACAAAATAGAACACATTAAGGACGAATTTAATGCTGACAGAGTTTGGATTACACAATTCCATAACGGAGGAAACTTCTACCCAACAGGTAAATCAATGGCAAAGTTTTCAATCATGTATGAAACGGTACATCCAGGTGTTCAATCAGTACAAAATAACTTTCATAATATACCCGTTAATTTATTTTCAAAATCAATCAATCAATTATTGAGTAATGATGTAATTGAAATACCGGACTATAAAGACGAGACAATTGCGACTTATGGTTTAAAATATATTGCAGAAGACACCGGATGTAAATCAGGATATTTATTTGCTATTAAAACTATTGATGATAGATTTATCGGGACTTTAGGTGTTGAATATACAAAAAGAAAAACGAAATTAAATATTGAATCAATAAATCATTTATTAGTACATGCAACATCACTTGGTGGTGTTTTAATGACTCACTTACAACAATGAGACAACAAATTATAGAATCACTTATTGGTAGAATTACAACCCGGTTAATCAACGAAAGAAAGTCAGATGAGTTATCAATGAAACTTTCCCGAATGGTTATTAAACAATTTAAAAAAGATGAGGACTTTGAGTTGTATGATTTAAGATTTGACAGGGGAGATGAGTATGCGGTCTTTGATTTCAAGTGTTATTTTTTGGAGGATATTGATTTGGACGATCCATTCTCAATACATGCTGAAGCAGATATGGAAGAGATATATATTGAGATTACATTCAACCCACAACATTTTCCTGAGAGTATGAGTGATTTGGTTGCTGAAGTGAAAGAAACCATTGAACACGAGTTAGAACACGTTGAGCAACAAAATTTTGAGGATATGGAATTTGAACGTGAAGATGATATTGAGGACGATGAAGAATACAATTTTAAATACCTAACATCTAATATTGAAATACCTGCATATGTAAGAGGGTTAATCAAAAGAGCCAACACCAAAAAAATATCATTATCTGATGCTATGGAAGAATGGTTTAAAGAAAACAAAAGAAAATTTAAAGATCCTAAAAAAGATTGGACAAGAGTTAAAAAAGTTTGGATGAATTATGCTTCTGAAATGAGAGGAAAAGAAAAAATCAAAAAATTTAATTAATTGTTTGTTTTATACTGAAAGTTTTTCTAACTTTGGTAAAAAATAAATTATGAGTGTAAAAAATTGGACTAGACGGGTATACAAACGTTTAAAATTAAAATGGAATCGATGGGGTAAAACTCCAGGTATGTTTAAATTACCGGAAGAAAGGACGGGTTACGAACAAAAATCTATGGCAATCTGTCGTAAGATGATTACTCACCCCGATTCAAAATTCACTATTGCTCCACTTTCCGGTAAGAGATACATCGTAAACAAAACCTTAGATATTTTTGTGATCATCTTAGACGGTAAAGTTGAGATCACTAATCACGTATATCATTATGTTATCACATTAAGTGATGGTGAGATTAAAAAATTAGTAAACTTTTTTGATAGTAAAGTGGATGACATTCGTATAAAATACGAAGAAGAAATCAAATCACAAATTGGAAACACATTAGATAAAATATATGAAAAAATCACAAAACAAGAATCCCTTAATTAACACACCAAAGGGTGTCGGACAAATTGAAAATCTTTATGTATCTGATCTTGGATTTTTGATGGTGAGGGTTTATTTTGATAACGGCACGTACACAACCTATAATATGGGAAAACACGATATTCAAAACAACCTGATCACCAACCAATTATTTGAAGATGAAAGTAAAACTTTTGATTGATAACGAGATCATTGAGGGAGTCGTTGAGATTGATGAAAGATTTTATGGTGGTAAAAAAGTAATTTATCAAGATAAAGAAAAAAGAATGTGTGTTATATCAATAAATTTAGTTACTATTGTATTATGAAAAAATTATTAATTATGTTATGTCTTGTGTCCTGTACATCAAACGGGTACAAGTACAAAATTGAAGGTGTGGTTGAAACAAAAGATGGTGGACATCCAGCAGTCTGGTATACCGACACAATAAGTTTTGATGGTGATACTGCG